GTAATCGTGCCGTCCTTGGTGCCAGCCGGGGCCGTGCGGATCATGAATTGGCCGCCGAAGATACCCAGGCTGGTCGTTGCGACACCACCCGCCACGTAGCGGTCAGCCAGCGGAGCACCACCGTAGTAGATATTCTGGCCGAGGAACATTTCGGACGGGCCACCCGAGGACAGGGAGCCACCCTGGAGGTCCACGGTATTCTGGGTCGATGCCCAGGGAGCCTTGGTCACACCAGCGTAGATGAAGCCAGGAGCAGTCAGCGGGCCGGTCATGGTGTCACCCGACTTGGCGACCTTGGTGCCATCGGCCACGGTGATGTTGGTCGAGCCATCGAAGCCCACACCGTTGATGGTCCGGGCCGTGGTCAGCTTGTCCGCCGTGGTGGCAGAGGCAGCCTTGGCCGTCTTGTCCAGCTTGGCGTCCAGGGAAGTCTGGAGGGTCGTGGCATCCGGGAGGTTGGTCAGCTTGGTCTTGTCGCCAGCGTTCATCAGACCAGCGGACGAGACAGTCGCAGCGACCAGGGTGACACCCGTGCCATTCGAGTTGGTGATCGGCTGGGTGGTGGCCGTCGGAGCATCGAGGGCCAGGTTGGTGACACCGCCGCCACTGCTGCCACCGGCAACCAGCAGCTTGCCCTCGGCATCCACGCGGAGGCTGACGGGCTTCTTGTTGGGATCGAGCACGGTCATGTCGTGCGAACCTTTCCTTCGTTGTCGACCACGAGACTGCGCTGCGTGATCGGGTAGGTAACGGCGGGCTTGGGGTTCTGGGTCGTGACCAGCTTCCCCGTGGCATCCACCAGGATAGAACGGACCTTTCCGTCAGGGCCGATCGCGGTAGTCGGGAACGTCATAGTGAAACCGCAGAGCGGCCTTGTCGTCGTTGCACTGCCGGAGAGCGGCACGCAGGGCCAGAATGCCCTCTGCCAGCTCGCCATTCGTGCGGGTTGATACCAGAGGTGCCGGGCAGTCCTGCATCAGCTCAGCGGGCGTTTCCGGGGCTGCCGTGGTAGCGCAGCCGCCGAGCAGGAGCAGGACGCCGAACACCAGGAAGGCGAGCTTGAAGTCCCAGTCAGTCTTGAGCCAGCGCACGTTGCACCTCCTCGGGGACGGGTTGATCACGCCATTCCGGCTGGGCCGTCAGGGCATTCTGGAGAGACAGGGCCGCCGAGGCCGCTGCGCGGGCGCTGGCTGCACGATCTCGCTCCCGACGGGCGGAAGTGGCGGCACGCTTTTTCAGAGCGTCCTGGGCCGTTTTGGCGGCTTGCTCAGCCACGGCCACTCGGGCGTGTAGCGAACGGATGTACCAGCCGGTCCCGGCCAGCAGCGCCACGGCGAGGATCAGACCTCCAAGCCGTTGTAGTCGAAGCATGGCTTCCTCCAGTTCTCGAAGCTCTCGCCGTGATCCATGGGCAGGCCGTGCTGGTCTTGCCAGAGGTGGATCATTTCGTGAGCCAGCGCCGCTCGGGCGAGGTTGACCGACAGGCGGTCGGAGATCAGGACACCATGGCCCCAGCACCAGCCCTCGTAGTCGGGGCCGGTGTAGCCCACGACACAAGGACGATACCCCACGGTGCCGCCGAAGATTTCACGGTTGAACTCGTGGAACCATTTGCGCAGCATGTGGTTGGTCAGCATCCAGACTCCCAGCCCTTGCGGTTGGCTTCGCGGCGAATGGCGAGGCCACGGAGTTCCACGCCCTTGGCATAGCGCCACTTGGGGAACTCGGCACCGGCGCCGTAGCAGTCGCCTGCGTTGATCTTCTTGAGCAGGGTAGAGCCAGCGAAGGCACCCTGCCCAACGTTGAACGTGAAGTCCACCAGCTCATCGTACTGGGTCTGCGTGAGCGGGACCTTGACGAGACGGCGGACGGCGGATTGGGCAATGGCCGTGTCCTCGTTCAGCAGCCGCTCGCAGGTGGACTGCGTGGCGGTGTCGCCCTTCTTGACTCCCTGCACGTGTCCAGCGCAGATGGTCCAGATCCCGACAGGGTCAGGGTAGGCGGTCTTGATGAAGCCGCCCTCACGGGTAGCCGTGGCGAGGAGCCCGGCAGCCGAGAGAGCGAGGACAGCAGCGGCCCGCTTGAGGACGGGCCCAGCCATTACGCGATGGCAGCGGCGGTGAAGGACGCCAGCTCGTTGCCTTCGGAGTCGCGGACACGGTCAGCCGCAGCGGGCTGGGTGTAGGCGATGGTGTGGGTACCGGCCGTCAGGGCGCCGGAGGCGGTGACCTTCAGGACGTTGCCGACGATGGCGATGGACTTGACCGTGCGGGCCGGGGCACCGCCGAAGGCGAAGGCCGACTTCACGCCACCCTTGGCCTCGCCCGACAGGGCGATCTCGACCGTGGTGTTGTCGGAGGTCGACAGCTTGCGGGTCACGACCGACAGGGTGACGGCGCGGACCAGCGGGGTCAGGGCAGCGGCGCAGGCGGTGAAGAACGCTTGCAGCTGCTTGGCGCGGGGCGACTTCTTGTCCGGGGTGGACTGGGCGCCGATCTGGACCTGCGAGATCATCATCGCGGCGAGGTTGCGCAGTTGCAGGCCGGAGGTGATCGGGCCGGGGGACGGGAGAGCATCGTAACGCATGTGGTTCCTTTCAGCGACGGCGTCGCAGCATTGAGTTACCCTGGCTCACTTGGCCGGGGGTCTTGTACCGATTGTGACCCAGGGGATCCTTGGTCAGTTCCTTCCACGCCCGATCCTTGGCAGCCTTCAGCTGCTTGTCGGAGTCACGGGACATGGCTTCTTGGAAATGCCGGGCGAGCCCTTCCAGTGCATCGGCCCGGTCGTCATGGACGAGGGCGTTGCGCTGGTTGGTCAGCTTGGCGAGTTGATAGAACAGCGAGTACGACTGCTGGGCGGCAGCGACGTAGGACTGGCAGTAGTGCTCATCCTCGCGCACGATGTCCTCGTGGAACACGATGGCCCCGCGACCCATCATGGGTGCGAGCGTGGCGATGATGCGGGCTTCCTTCTGACCGGACACCATGTCATCGTCGATCTGGCAAGTCGGCCACTCCTTGCGGAGCACCGGTGACAGGACTTCGCGGAACGCGCCGAAGCCCATGTTCTTCTCGATCTTGACGATGTCGACCTTGTACTCCTTGGCCTTGAGGGCCAGGAAGTTCAGCTTGTCGGGCGTGTAGCCACCAGCGATGCCGCCCACGGACAGCACGAACAACGTGCCGTTGAGCATGCCACCGATGGCCCACGCCGTCTCGTCACCATTCGCGCCACCAGCGGCGGGGTCGATGTACATGACGACGTGCTCGGGCTTGGCCGTCTCCGTCGATACCTCGTGGGGCATCGTCAGCTTGAAGGCGAAGCCCGCGGACTGGGCGTGTCGCAGCTTGTCCTCGGTCATGCCACGGACGACTTGCAGCGGCCAGCGATCCCCGGAGGGGCGCATCACGATGAGCAGCTCTGGCTTCAGCGGATACCGGAGGGCATCGCTCAGCGAGGTGTTCAGCATGTGCTGGAGCTGGAAGTAGGCAGTGCCCTGGTCCAGTTCCTTGGCTTGCAGCTTGTGCTCGTCCAGAATCACCGGGTCCATTGGCTGACCCTGGTCGCCCAGCAGCCCGCCACCAGTGCCCAGTTCGGGACGAGCGTCGAGACGTGCAGCGATGGTCGGGGCCAGATGGCTACCGTAGAACTTGCGCTGTTCAGGAGTCGGGTAACGGCCCGGCCAGATGCGGATGTGGACACCGCGACCTGGGAGGCTGTTGTAGATAGAGTCAAGAGTCTGGGGCGTTCCCAGCCAGATGATCCGACCCGTCGAGTTGATGGAGGTGAAGTCCTTGGTGATGTGCAGCAGCTTGGCCCGTTGCATGGGTGTGGCTGCGTTCTTCCCGGACTCCACGTCGTCGGCGATCAGCAGGTCGGCTCGCTTACCCTGGAGGTTGGAGTCGATACCGACGCAGGCCACGGAGGGCGACTTGTCGAGGCCCTTGAGGCTGTGGTGGATGTCGAAGGCTTCGACCGACGAGCGGTCGCCTGCCATCTTGTCCGGCACCATGCACTCCAGGATGTCCATCGTCGTGATCAGACGGACGACCAGGGTCGCGATCTCGGTGGCCTGCGTGCCGCCAGCGGAAATGATCAGGATGCGGTGGGCAGGGGAATGGATCAGGCACCACACTGCGTACAGTGCGGCAACCGTGGTCTTGGCCTGCCCACGCTGCGCCTCAACCATGAGGTACTGCGGGCCGTGCTCAAGCCATGCTCCGATCTCCTTCTGGATCTGCGTGGCCGAGAAGCCCAGCTCGATCATCCCATCTTCGAGGAAGGGGATGAAGGAGGGGTACTCAGCTTGCAGCAGTTCCAGACGCTCCCACCGGAGCTTTGCCAGCTCAGGGGATTCGCGCTGACTCATTGCATGAGACCGTCAGCGTTGACGCCCATCATGTGGTCCAGCTTGTCCTGGGCCTGTTGGACAGCGTCCTCGATGCCAGAGACGGTCTGCTTGCGGCGCAGGCGCTTGGCGGCCATGGCAGCTTGAAGGTCGGTCAGGGCTTCGTTCTTCGAGGCGCTGGCCGTGATGTTGTTGTTCTTCAGGAAGGTGATGCCCGCCATGAAGAAGGCGGCACTGGCCGTCCGCTTCAGCGGGGTCACACCGTCCTCAGCGAGGCCGATGGTTTCGCCGTCGCGAATGACCGTGGTCAGGCCACGGGCGATCTCGCCATGCAGCCCACCCAGGTCTTCTTCGGTAGCCTTGCTCATCGCATGAGTCCTTTCAGCCACTGGCTCAGACCCGCACGCACTTCCGGGAACAGCTTGTCCAGGATAGCGAGCAGGAGGTAGATGATGGTGAGGATGCTCACCCAGT